TTGAAACAAAAGAAGATATTGTTGAAACACAAATGAGAGGCCAAAATGGTAACCAAACAAGAACTGGATAACATTCTAACACAAGTGAATGCCATTCTTAAGCAATATGACGAACGTCTTAAGGCTTTGGAAGAGCAATCAAAACAGCCCAAGGCACCACAAAAGAAGGCTCCATTAGCACAAGCCTCTTGACAAGTCAAGTATTTTATGGTATAATAGTAGTGTACACATAACACAGGAGAATGCCATTGGCACCTGAAGATGAAAAATATTATGAAAACTATCTTGGTTTGTTTCTTCATCCCGGTTGGAAACAATTTGTAGGTGAAGCCCAAGACCTCTTAAATGCATATAGTATTGAAGAGATCAAAAACGAACAAGATTTATTCTTTGTCAAAGGACAACGTAGTTCACTACTGAACATCATTCGTTTTGAGACAGGAATAAAAAATGCAATTGACATGGAGTCTGAGGATGCTTAGACGATATGATTTCAAATGCATAACTTGTGACCACATTGAAGAGCAATGGGTAGATTCTAGTGATCTATTCACAACTTGCCCTGAATGTGGTGACACCGCACAGCGGATAATCTCAAGTGTATCTTCACATTTCAAAGGAATCGGATGGCCCGATGCTGATGATAAGTGGGCTAGAGATCATGAGAGAGCCGCTAGCAAATAATCACTTCCATAATGCTACGGCACGGAGTTTAACAATATGGCACAATTAATTGACAAAGAACCCGAAGAGCTAGAAAACGGCGAAGAGTTTACTACGCTAGAAGACACTCCTGAAGAGGAAGCTTTAAACGAAGAGCTAACCCTTGAACAGGAAGAAGATGACCACATACCTGAAAAGTATCAGGGCAAAGATATTAAAGATATTGTCCAGATGCACCAAGAAGCTGAAAAGCTATTAGGTCGTCAAAGTTCCGAAGTAGGTGAATTACGCAAGATTGTAGATGACTTCATAAGGTCTCAAAGTCAACAGGCCGCAAGCCCACAACAAGAAACTGTCGAAGAAATTGACTTCTTTGAAGATCCAAGTAGAGCAATGGCATTAGCTATTGAGAATCATCCTTCAGTTCGCCAAGCGACTGAAGCCTCATTAGTTATGAAACAGCAAAATATTCTTGCTAAATTACAGACAGATCATCCCGACTTTGTTGAGATTGTTTCTGATCCTAAGTTTCAAGAATGGAAAGATACCACTTCAGTTCGTAGAGACTTGTACGAACGTGCTGATAAACAGTTTGACTATGAAGCCGCAAATGAGCTTCTGGTGCTCTGGAAAGAGCGTCAAGGAATGGTTCAAGAAACTGCTAAAGTGCAAGAGCAAGATCGTAAACGTCAACTTAAAGCGGCATCTACTGGTAGCACTAGGGGATCATCAGAGGCGCCAAGTCGAAAAATCTATCGACGTGCTGATATTATTAAACTTATGCAAACTGATCCGAAACGGTACACGCAACTCTCAGATGAGATTATGGCGGCATACGCAGAGGGTCGTGTCAAATAGTGTTAAGGAGAAATTAACATGGCACTGGGTACTAACCACGTCACCAATACCACGGCGGCTACTTTCATCCCCGAAATTTGGTCTGACGAAATCATAGCGGCATACGAGAAGTCACTCGTACTCGCCAATCTTGTAAACCGTATGCCAATGACAGGCAAGAAGGGAGATACAATTCATATCCCTAAGCCTACTCGTGGCGATGCCTCTGCTAAGTCAGCTTCAACTCAGGTAACACTGATTGCGGCAACTGAGTCAGAAGTACAAGTAGCAATCGATCAGCATTACGAGTACTCTCGTTTGATCGAAGACATCACTGACGTACAGGCTTTAAGCTCACTCCGTCAGTTCTACACTTCAGACGCAGGTTATGCTTTGGCTAAGCAGGTTGATACTGACCTCTTTGCTCTCGGTAAGTCACTTGGTGACTCTGACGGTGCTGACTGGGTTCACAGCAACTCATACTACATGGATGCATCTACAGACTTGACAGCTTACGCTGTTGACACTGTAGCGGCGGCTGACATATTCTCTGATGATGCTTTCCGTCAAGCAGTTAAAGAACTTGATGACGCAGACGTTCCAATGGATCAGCGTTTCCTCGTAGTTCCTCCATCAGTCGTACAGACTATCCGTGGCATCACTCGCTACAACTCATCTGATTTCGTATCAGGTCAGCCAACAGTGAATGGTAACATTGGTTCATTGTACGGTATTGACGTTTACGTCTCTACAAACTGCCCAGTCATTGAAACAGCGGCTAACAACGCCGCCGGTGGTGACCTCAAGGCAGGCATCCTAGGACACAAAGACTTTGCAGTATTTGCAGAGCAACTGGGTGTCCGTTCACAAACTCAGTACAAGCAAGAATACCTTGGTGACTTGTTCACTGCAGACACTCTCTACGGTGTCAAGGTACTCCGTCCTGAGTCAGCTTTGGCATTGATCTTCAACGCCTAAAGCAATCCGGGGGAGTCTATTCAGGCTCCCCTGTTTTATTCCTAAACAATTCTATACTGGAGATGTAAATGGGTATCTTTCGTG